TAGGCCTGTACTTCCAGTCCGCGTAGGCAACAAGCGAGTTGAAGCTGCACGCTAGTTGTCGAGGAGCCAAACGCGCAGCAGTGTCGAAAAACTCCTCACGCGTCCTCGCAAGAATGATCTCATGCCAGACGTCATTGGCGGGTCGCTCAGCGCCATCTGCATCTCCGCCGGGTCGCTCCCCCTTTTCACCGACAATATAATGCCCCTCTTTCGTGCCTGCATGCTTGCCCACGTAATCCCAGCCTCGTTCAGGTCGTGTTCGACGGACACGAATGTTAGGAACACGCGTTCCAACCGCAAACGTTCGTCGGGCATCTCCATCTGTGTAAGGTTCGTCGAAGCAACACATAGCATGGAAATGAGGTTTTCCATCCTGATGTAGCTCTCTACCAACCCGGTAGCTGCATCCAAGTCGTTCAAGGATTGCGACAATTCCAGAGCCATCGAAGTCAGCGGGTGTGGTGGGATATGTAAGCATGAAGAATTGCTCATTATCGAGCTTATATTTGGCCGGCATGGTGGTAAACCGTCGCAGTCGTCGTGATGTTCACACGTGATTCCCATGAATTTTCTGGCGAAACTAATGTTATAGCCAGAAAAAAAAACGCGAAACCTCCCCGACTTAAATAGGCGGCCTCCCCCCCCACTCGGCCCCCAATGGATCCCCAACAAAATGGCATACCGACGCAAGTACTCCTCGTCACGGGCAAGAAGGCCAACCGCGCGCTCCGCGAAGCGTGGTGGAACCCGCCGAAAATACCGCACAACCAGACGGACCTATCGCAAAAAGGGCGCAATGTCCAAGAAGAGGGTTCTCAACCTGACCAGTCGAAAGAAGCGGAACACGATGCTAAGTTACGCTAACACCTCCACATCCAATGGTGGTGTCGTCACAGCAGGCCCAGGCCCCCTCGTTGTCAATGGAGTTACCGGCTATGTCGGCATCTTCTGCCCCACAGCCATGGATCTCACCAATGACGCCAACGTACCCAACACCATCATCTATGATCAGTTCCGCACATCCAGGACATGCTTCATGAAGGGTTTCTCGGAGCACCTCCGCATCCAGACAAATTCCGGTGTACCCTGGTATTGGCGACGCATCTGCTTCACAGCGAAGTCCGACGATTTCCTTCAGTACGCCTCCGGTGAAGTTGGCCTAGTGGACACCTCCGGATTCCCCGCATTCATTGAGACTTCCAATGGTATGCAACGCATTTGGCGAAACCAGACGATCAATAACGCCACCAATACACTAGCCACTTGGCGTGACGTCATCTTCAAAGGAACGATTGACAGAGATTGGTCCGACATCCTCACCGCTCCAGTCGATACGGCCCGTGTCGATCTAAAGTATGACCACGTCATGACTATCCGATCAGGCAACAGCAACGGAACGGTGAAGTACCACAAGAATTGGTACCGAATGAACAAGAACCTAGTGTATGACGATGACGAGCAAGGCAAGGAAATGAAGACCTCCTTTCAAAGCACTCAAGATAAGCGAGGCATGGGAGATTATCTCATACTAGACATCATTCAGTCAGGCGTCGGTGCAACATCTTCAGATTTGCTATCAGCGAATGCTACATCCACTATGTACTGGCATGAAAAATAGGATCCCTCAGTTCGTAGAAAAGCACGTTCTCCTCCATCCAATCCCACTCAATCTGTGACTTCTTGAAATCATCAATACCGATCTCGTCTCGCGGGTCTCGGTTACAGATAAAAATAGCAGGCTTGCCCCACTTAATCCTTCGCTTACCCTTGTACTTGTCTTGGCACATAAACTCAAATTGACCGCCAAGCCAGTCCTTGTACGCGAAGTACCCCGCTCTCAATCCGTTGACCATGTCGTCGAAGATGGCATACTCCACATCCTCTGAAAAAGAGGCCATGTCCCAGAGCCCTGCACAGTAATAGTGGGCTCCGAGTGATCTAGCCCACACTGTCTTTCCAAGCCGAGTCGCACCAAACAACACAAGTCCCTTGGGACGACCTAACCACAGTTAATGAATGACTAAGCATACGTCACACCTTGCACGGGGGAGATGTTCGGTGTCGTGGGAACCCGAAGGGTGCCCCGACATCTCCCCGTGCTGAAGGCAACGCTCCTGCCCAAACACCCCAAGCCAAGAATGTATCCAGCCCCGCAGGGATGTTACGTACCAACAGATCCACGTACATTGTCATCCACCCAATCAGCCAGAGCATCAGGGACCGAGAATTCCCCATCCGGCGTAGTGTAGGGCACGTCCATAGGCCTGTACTTCCAGTCCGCGTAGGCAACAAGCGAGTTGAAGCTGCACGCTAGTTGTCGAGGAGCCAAACGCGCAGCAGTGTCGAAAAACTCCTCACGCGTCCTCGCAAGAATGATCTC